GTTGGAGACGATGTAGTAGTCCTCGTCGTCTTCAACGTCATGATCGCCACCCCAGATCAGGTTCCAGCCACAGCCAAAACACTTCGGTATCATCCGACCTCTCCCCAGTTGTCGCCAAGCTCTGTGTCCACGTCGAAGGGCACCTTCAGTTCCTTCACGCAAGTTGACATTATTTCACTAATCCGCGCTGCCTGTTCATCAGAGTTCACGTTAAAACACAATTCGTCATGCACCGTGAGGATTGGTGTAAATCCTTCTGAATAGCACACAGCCATCGCCTTCTTGGTCTGGTCGGCACTCGAACCTTGGATCAGCTTGTTCAACGCCTTGTATGTGAACGCCGGCCTGATTGCCCCACGACCGCCGTATTCTTTGGCAGCTTCTTCTAGCGGCAGAGGCTTGTGGTAGCCGAACATCTTTGGCTCCCACATGTTGAACCGGCACTTGCGTCCCAGAGCGGTGCGGATGAATCCGTGCTTTTCTGCCTGACGCATAGCAAGATCTGCCATGCCCTTCACGAAGGGCACCTTGTCGTGATACTTGTTCAGCAGTTCGGTCGCCTCATCCACTTCAATGTCCATGACGCCGGCCAGCTTCTTCTTGCCCATACCGTACATGATCCCGAGGTTCACCGTCTTGGCTTCCTTGCGGCTGATCCCAGCAAGGTCCGCCACCTTCTGGTGAAAGTCAGCATTGCCTTCTTGATACTCCGCGACAACCTCGGCGATCATCGGATGTGGGTTCTTTAGGGACGCGCAGTAGTGGGCCAGCCACCTCGGCTCTTGCGAGGCGTAGTCGAAAGATCCCCACTTGTGTCCTTCTTCTGGTATAAAGAGGCCACGGATCATCTTCTTTATTTCTGGATCGCGGGCCGGGATCTGCTGGAGGTTCGGGTTGGACGAAGAAAATCGTCCGGTAACTGTGCCCCCTTCATCTGAACGAAGAGGGTGAAAATCACAATGGATACGACCGTTATGCGAATGCTCAAGAATGGTTTCAATAAATGTCGTGTTGGCTTTGTTAAACTCGCGAAGGCGTACGATCTTCTGCGCGACAGGATGCTCGTGATTCGCAAGAAATGCTTTTGTAAAGGCGGGAGCATTAGACTTTTCTGTCCTTTCGTACGTCAGCCCAAGCGAGTCGAACGCCTTTGCTATCGATGTGGCAACCCACGGCTCTACAAGGACGCCAGTCTCTGCCTTTATCTCTTTAAGTAGCACGCTCTCGCGAGACTTCAGTTCCTTTCTGACCTGCTCGGCGCGGTCAATATCAACACGAACGCCAACCTCTTTCATGTCCAGCAGCAGCGGTGTCAGCGACGACTCTAGTTCAAAGATGCCAGTGCACTCGTCTTCACGCAATTCCTGTTCCAGGCGGTCCCACAGGCGCAAAGTAACCGCAGCATCCTGCTCGGCATACGGGCCTACAAACTGACTGGGCAGTTGCCACATGCCTGACTTCGGATCCACACCAAAGTATTCCGCTGCTCGGCGAAGCATCTTCTCGTTCTTAAACTCGCCGAGATACTCGCCAGCAAGGCTGTTCAGGTTGTAGTACCGACGGTTTTCGTCAAGAATCGGTGCCGCCACCATCGTATCGATTACCCGTCCCTGCACTTCTATGCCAGCCCAGCGCAGCCAGCCCAGATCGTACAGCGCGTTGTGCATAACCTTGTCAATGTTAGGCGTGGCTAACTGTTTTTGCAGCCAGTTGACCACCTTCTTCTCTGAGATATTCCCACCGCCTTCATGACGCACGGGATAATACCCCACAAAATCCCCAGCCGCGACAGCGTAGCCAATGACGTACCCGTCATTGCGGCACCATCCGGGTCCGAGTCTTGTCAGGTTCGGGTCTCTGGTTTCGAGGTCAATGGCGATGCGGTCGAACTTGGTGAGATCAGGGAAGGTAGATGGCGGAGACCACGGCTGTTCTATCCCAGCCGCCGCCACCTTTTTCATCTCCTCCACATCAAGAACGTCCCCCTTCCTTTGGACAGGGAAGTTGTCCCGAAAGTCAGGATGCTTTGTCAGGCTATGCTGATGTGCTTTGGTCATCGTTTGAAATCTCTCCCCCGAGTGCAGCATATCCGATGATGTCTACCCACGAGTCGTCCTTGTGCATGTCCTCGGCAAGACGGGCCAGCTTCAGGCCGATCATCATAGCCGTCACTTCCGTCGGCGTAATCTGTTTCAACAGCTTGGCACGAAGCAGCACGTTCCAGATCGTGGCGATCCGCTCGTGATTCAGCAGCGCCGGACCGTAGTCCTCGGCCCTCGGACCGTTGATCAGTTTCTCTGCTTCGCGCAGAAAGTGCTCTCTATTCTTAGCCATTTTTTCTTTCTCTCTTTGCTCGTCCCAAAAGAGCTTCGCATTCTCCTGCTCTTTGTCCCATAGCTCCTCACCGAAAAGCATCCGCAGGCCCGGCTCTAGTTCCTTTTTAAGTTGTTTTCTGGAGATGCTCATATCGCATACCTCACTTTGCCGGACTCGACGACGTGCAGGTTCTGACGGGCGCGAGTGGCCCCAACATAAAACACCCGAGCCTCGTCGTCAGGATCATTCTTCTCACAGGTCTTTGTGGTTTCGGTCAGGAGGATGACGTTATCCGCCTCGCCACCTTTTGCTTTGTGAATCGTCGAGAGCCGGATCCTCGGCTTCGCATCCCCCAGAATCCTCTCGCCGCTCCTGCGGATAGAGGCTATGTACAGTGCCTCCTTCTCCGACGCCCGTAGCACCTTGGTCCAGTGCATCTCGCGCGATACGAGCATGTTGCAGTTCTCGATAAGTTCGTCGAGAGAGTAGGCGATCTCTGGGTCTAAATTGTTGAAGCGTTTTTTCCCCTGGCGGTTGATAACCTCCTTCCTCAAGTATGAGCCAAAAGTCTTCATTTCCATTGGGGTAAATTTTTCGCCTCTGCATAGTCGGATCCATACCTCCAGTGCGTTCAGAGTTTTCGGGGAGATGGACCAACCCGAACCCTCACGCCAAAACAGGTAACCCATCTCTTTGAGGTCGGAGGCGACTTTGTTAACGATGTGATTCGTACGGCCAAGGATAAGCCACTCGCCAGTTCGTAGGTCCACGTTCATGATATCATGATGGAACCTGACGGAGCCAGCGTGATCGTTTGGGGTCCAGCTTTTATCTTGTCGCACTGCCACACGGCGAATGATGTCCTGTGCCACTTTGTAAATAGGTCTGGGCAAACGATACGATTTGTCCAGAACGGTGACGTTCTCAGATGAATTCATAAAGTCCTTCACGTCCACACCCATCCACGAATATATGCACTGGTCATCGTCGCCCGCGTAATAGATGACCTTGGACCGTGGAACTAGAACCTCTCGAATCATGCGCCACTGCAACGGCGTCAGGTCTTGCGCCTCGTCTACAATCAACAGGTCGAGGTTCGGGCCTTCGCCACCGAGGATGAACTGCTCGATCATATCGACGAAGTCCACCTTGTCGTGCACGTCCTTGTATCGTGCCAGTGCGTTCTCAACCAGCCGCAGTTGCTGCCGGCTCATGCTCCAGTGGGCAGACATGTCGAACTCACGCTCGGCAGAAATCTCTGCCGCCCGCGCCTTGCTGATGATGTTGATGTACGCATCGCCACCGACACCGGTAGCAAACATCGGACCGTCTTCCATCTTCAGCGCAGCGTGTGCCCGGAACTCGAGTCCGAGAGCCTTGCCAAGATCGTTGTAGTCAGCGCCGCGCATGACATCCTGCTGCTTCAACCCGAGGAACGCGAACGCCATCGAGTGCAGAGTCCGGAACCAGACAAGCTGCTTCTTATCGTAACCGAACTTCTCTTGTGCACGGGACAGTGCCTCGTCTGCTGCCTTGCGGCTAAACGAAACAAACGCAATGCGCGTCGGATCCATGCCACCCTTCAGTGCCTCGTCCACGATGTTGAGGAGGGTGGTTGTCTTGCCTGTGCCCGGTGGGCCAAAGATTGCCTTTTCCATTAGGGTTTATGCTCCTCATAGAAGTAGGGTTCTGCAATGCGACCCCGGTAGTTTTCACGATAAGGAGGACGATCAAGGCAGTTCTCACAAACGTCCCCACGTTCAACTGACTTGAGCCGGCGATAATAGATCTTCCACTCGTGCCCGCAGGTGTCGCATAAAAAATAAGCCACGTAACCCATCAGAACGGAATGTCCTCCCCTTGTATGTCGATATCCGGAGCTTCGACCTCGGAACTGAAGGCAGGGATATGCCAGACGCGGACAGATTTCCACTGGTTGTCCGATGCCTTAAAACTTTTGACCATGTTAGCTTTACCGTCCGGGTTCAATTCCTTCAGGCGCTCCTGAATCTGACCACGACTGTAGGTGTCGAAGCGGTTGTTCCGCAGGTACTTGATCAAAGACTCGATACGGAAGTAGGTCAGCCCTTCATCAGTCCACGGCTTGCCCAGTGCTAGTTCCTCGGGACTCGCAGCCTGAACCCTGCCGGTGCAGAACTCTTCGAGGAAGTCCATGAACTGACCTTTGTATGTCAGTTCCTCCGGCACCTCGATCTCGCTCATGTCAGACATCAGCACCGTGACCATAGCCTGCCAGTCACCCAGCTTCATCAGCGGAGGCATGAGGTGAATCTGTTCCATGCATGCCTTCTGAAACTTCTGCGGTGTCTGTAGCTCCTCGGTCAGCAACTCCACGCGCTTGCCGTCAACGTCGCAGAACCAGACAGGTGGCTCTGACTTGACGACGCACAGGCCCGTGATGTCGGCGGCGGCGCTGCCGTTGCCGATCCCGAACTGCTTCATCTTGCACAGGGTCTTGTTGCAGCGGGACTTGAACGGCTCCTGCTGACACAGGTAGCCATACTCTTTCTTCTCGTGCTGCTGCTGGATAATGACGATCTCAGACGCGGGCAGCGGAGGCTGCACGTGCGCGATGTTGATCTCTTCGAGTCGGGACTTCCAGTTCTCCGGCTGCTCCTTCTTACAGGCGATAGCCGTGCCGAACATCACGATGTTCCGCGTCCCCTCCGGTACGCCGTCCGAGAACAGACTCTGCATACACGGTGGGTATTCCATAAACTCGTCGAGGCTGCGCCCGAGAGACAGTGTAACGAAAGCGTCCGGAGTACACCGTCGAGCTTCGACAAGCTCTAGGAACTCCTCGATCTCCGCCTCATCGCCATCTTCTTTAACTGCGTAGCGGAGCGTTTGTTCCGAATCAAAGTACGGAAGGTTGATAAAGTTACCAACATCACCACGCTCGACCAGAAGCTGCTCCTGCTTTGGGAACACTTCGCAACCGCCGTAGCCAAGAAAGGCACTGATCTCACCCGCCTTGTCACGGAACTCGCCAGCCCCGATCTCCTCTGTGAAAAAGAAGAAGATATGCGCGCCACCTGATTTCGAACGGCAGACCACAGCCGGGATATCATTGTCTCGTAGCCTCTTGTCTATTGCCGCAAGGTCCAGCGGATACTGATCGATGTCGAGTGCGCCGAAAGAGCACTTGTTGTTTTCCTTGATTGGGATCGAGCCAACACCCTTGGCGCCGGCAAGATGCCCTTCGATAAGTTCGAGCGTGAGCGGCTGACGCACGATAAAGGACTTGGCCTTCTGCTTACCGGCTCGACGTTCTTCTGATATTTGTGTCTGTCCATGTGCTGCGCTGAATCCTTCAAACGCAGCCATGAACCGTTGTGCTAGGTTCATACCTGCCCCCATAAAAAAGGCAGGGGGTGATCAACAGACTCACCAACTGGAAAACGAAGGAAAACCAGCCCGCCGGATCTGTTGATCTTACCGCAGCCCCCTGTACTGCGTCACAAACTACCCGGCGGAATTAAAAGGGGATGTCGTCATCAGTGTTGCTGGATGCAGCGTTCGACTGCTTGCTCATCTCGTCCTGTGTTCCGGCCTGTGTCTGTACTTCACCGGAACGGAACGACTGGAAGAATGCCTTCGCAGCGTGAAACGCGGAACTCGGGACTTCGGTTGGCTCGACACGAGAGACAGCG